CCCAAGGTACTTTGTTATAGTCATCCCAGTAAGCCACAATTGGAATAAACGGCTGGGGCGGTGCATCGCCTGTGAAATTGTAAACCCCAGTCATCCAGTATTTTGCCGCATAGTAGGTATTAGACACTCCTCGATAGGTTATTCCAAGGTTTTCAGGTGTATCATGAATCCTCCAGTTCCAGCCATAAGCAGGCAACCCCATGAATATCTTGTCGGGTGACATAACGGAAACAGCATAATCATATATGCCCTCAAGCCAGTCACGAGGAGATACCGGGCCGGGAGCAGAACCCGCCCATGCCATGCCATAGCTCATGATGGCGGCAGTATCGCAATAGTTGTTAAGATCGGCATAAACACACCAATTTTCACCGCCCACCGAGCCTTGAACACCGGTCATACCCGGCAGGCAGATGTTGACAAGCTTTGTTGCATCATAAGACTTAACTGTATTGTATATATCCCTAAATAAAGCATTCGCCGCATCCTTGTTTTCATAACCGCCACCGCGCTCCAAGTCAATATCTACCCCAGCGCACCATGGATACTTGTTCATTATTCGGATAATCTCATTAAGAAACTTATCCTTTGCACCGTTTTCGTTGTTGCGAAGTGCAGTAAAAATATTGGCTATTCCATGATTCATAATTGTGAGCAGCCACTTAATATGAGGCCATTTCTGAATATACGGAAGCATGCTGCTGATGCTGGTACCGGTTTCAGTAATTGTGCCTGTTGCGTCAACCTCAAAAGTAAAAATGCCTACCGTATCAAAGCGGTCACTATAGTCTCTAAGTGCTTCATACATTCGGGCATTTCCCATAAAACTCCACACCATGCACCGCTTACCTTTTAAGAAATCCCTCACAACCGATCACCGCCTTCCTGCATCTCCTGAAATTCAAAGAGCACCCGCGCCGATTTTCTCTCTTCCAGCTTCACCATATGTTTGCTATCCCATGCCGCAGAGTATTGATAAAACCCATCCTTAGGAGTCTGACTTCCGTTTTTAAGGCATTGGCGGGTGGAAGCCTTGAGCGCCAGCTCATCGCCTGCATTAGCCGGGTCAAGGAACTTTACCTTATGCGCACCTACACCTTGGGATAGTTCAATACTCCCTGCGGCCATATCCTGTATAGGATAGATATAGCAGTTAAGACCAGCAGAAGTTTTGCCAAGGTTGAATAAAACTACAGTCTCCGCTGTTCGCACCACACCGTTATAATGCCGAGGCAGGACTGGCTGCCCGTTTTCCTGCATCTTTGTTAGCATTTTGCTCGTGTGAACGGTATAGCCTGTCAACTGATCTCCATCCTGAAGCTGCAGGTCGGTGAAATAGATTATTCCGGTACAGTCGGAAATCTTGAGTATCACAGTAACGCCCACCACATGTTTATTGCTTTTTAGTTGTATGGTTTCCGCAAACCTTGAAAACTGCATCCATTTCACCTACCCGTCCAATGTCCACTGTATTTCGCATACATGCCCGATCCATCCGGTGGAAACCGAGCCGCCCTGAAGCAATAAGTCTGTAAAGTACACTGTGCCGGTGCAGTCAGTGACGTACAGCCTGATGGTGATAGACTTGACTCTGCTGATACTTTTGGGAGAAATACTGTGTGCGATTTGATTGAAATATGCCATATCACCACCCTCAAATCAGGTCTATAAATCTTGTTTCTGTTGTACCGTCCTCGTATTCAATGACTATCTCAACACCTACTTGGCCGTTTTCGCCTTTTTCAAGGTTTTCGGAAGCAATCTGCGCTGAAAATGTATAGCTTTTACGTGTTGCCGGGTATACCGTCTGTGACAGACTCTTTGTCATACCAGGTACACCAACAGCCTTGAAGGAAGCAGTTCCCGAAACACCATTCTCAGTATCCACTTCAAAGCCGGAATTTATCCAGTAGGCAAAACCGTCATCTGCCCGGGAATTGCGCAGATGGTTGAAAGGTACCATATCCTTGATTTCTTGACGGTTTAGCAGTTCAGCAGAGGACAGCGCATCTGCTGCCTTGTCCCATTGTGCAGAAGAGTCACCGAGCTCACGTAATTTGGTAGAAAGTTCGATTACTGTTTTCCAAGGTTCCTGCAGGTTATACTGTCTTCGCACGACGCGTGTCTTTACCAAAAGACCTAGTTCTTTATCATCTACCGTTACAATATCGCCCAGTTTCCATGCTTCATGCTCATAACCGGTCAGTGCAGATAAATCCATTGCCGACAGCACATATGAAACGCGAGGCTTCGAATATTCTGCAAGCCGCATTTTTGCATATTCCAACATCTGATACGGATTTGTAAACGACGAACAGTCAAGCGTCGATACCCTTACTTCACTGGAAAAACTGTAATCTTCCACATATTCCTTGCCTGCGTTAATTGAAGCAAATGTCATTCCGTCCTTACCATAAGCATATAGTCTTGTCACTAACTCTCGTGTATCTACTACCCGCTGAATACTTTTCAGGTTCTTTCTATATGAAAAAAGCGCTCCGCTGTCGGTACCGCTGAAAGTCAAAAGGTGTACCTGACGGTTGGCACTGTCAAACACAAGGTCGCCGCCATAGATGTTCTGTACGGCTCGAAGAATGGATAAGGCATTTTTTTCTGTACACTGCCATGTCCGTTTCGTAGTGACAGTAACATTTCCTACTGTCCAGCCTGTACCAAGGAGTGCATATTGCATCGGAACATCAGCGGTATCTGCGTTGAAGTCCATAGGTTCTTTTTCCGCACTGAAAGACAGATCGTAAAATACCGCTTCAGCATATACTTGCGTGATAACACGCCCGTCCTCACTTTTATTGTCCGTCAAGGTACGGATCCGGTAAATGTCATTTACGATCTGCACCTGCTTTTCGTTTTCCAGCGCGCTTCTTTTTGGATCATGGAATGGAAGTTTGAACTCCAGCGTGTCCGCACCGTTCACTTCGCCAGTGACAATAATATCATAGGCATTTTCAAGAACAGCTTCCCATGCTCCGTTTTTATCCAAAACCACAGGGCGGGCAAAGCCTAACTTCTCATATGGCGCTTTCGGTATATCATAAAGCTGTATTTCCAGCAGTTGTGGCGTCCTCAACGGATCGCTGCTGGTAAGGGTAACCCGGAACCTTATATATTGCCGATTTGGAGATTGAAGCTCACCGCTGGTTCCCACAGCCTGCCATGCCGACCATTCTTCAAGATCATCGCTTGTGCTGGTCTCTACTAAAGACACTGACGTAACACCTGCAGTGTATTCACTTGTAACAGCTACACGACCGCTGCCTGATAAAGCACAGGGAACTGCCTTTGTATAAAGTACGCCACTTGCAGGATACTCGCCATCTGTTACTTTAAGGGTGACTGTACCAGGCTCTGTCAAAGCATCTACGTCCGAAGCTGCATCCCCACCGTTTGCATGTAAAGACGACTTAAAATACAACAGCAAATCGTCTGCTGTAAGCTGAGAATCCGTTTCCAGAAACCAGTCGTCGAAGCCTCCGGCATAGTAGTAGGTATTTGCGTGCATGCCCATAATAATGTTTGCAGTACACTCCCGGTTCAGCTCTCCCGAAAAGGAACGCACAGGCGACACCCAAGTTGCCCCGTCGCTGCGATCGCATATGATGTTCTGTACCTTTTTGTTGTTAACTTCAATGATGGAGGCAATAAAATACCAGCCGCCATTTTTCAAGGTAATGGAAGCCGTTTCACTCTGGTCGTAGATTAGTGTACCGGAGGAGTTATACAACATCAGCCTAAGTCTTCCTTGATAAAGCGAAACATAAAAAATTGGCTGACCGGGTCCTTGGCGAGTATTGAATATGGGTATATATGTCTGTCCGACCGAATAGGTGGTAGGATTAATCCAACCGCCTACAACAATCTTTTCACCCAGATTGCTGAAAAAGCTTCCGTCATTTTCTGCTATAAGATGGGTCTTTTCAGAAGTCGGGTTAACGATGTTTTGCCTGAAGTATCGTCCGAATCTTCCAGCAATAAGGTTTGCTGATGTTCCTGACCAGCCGGAGATGGTAAAATGTCTGCCATGCCCCGATGAGTCCATAAGCTGCAGATTTTCGTCCGGCGCGCTTTCGTTGAAACGCCATAAAGCGGACGTCCGCGCGGTTATAGGAAACTCTCCGGTAAAATCCTCTTGGCTCGTTAGGATTGATTTTATCGCCATGTTATCACCTCCATCTGCTTTTTGCCTGTATTTTTAACTCAGTAAATGTCGCGTTTGCTGCAGCAATCTCAATATTATTAACACCTTTTCTGAGAATCGGAAAATTCAGATCCTGCAAGCTGGAAAGACCATTTCTCAAGGTGCCGCCTGTTTCATCTATAACCTTAGCCGTTACCATGGTGGAGTCGATAACAAGAGTTTCGCCTTCAGATAATGAGCCGACAATCCGCAATTCCTCTCCGTTCGTAATAAGTGAAATATAGCTTGATGAGGACGTAGAGATCAAACCCTTCAAGAGATAAACCGGATTGGAATCTGCATTTCCTTTAACCCGCTCCAACTCGTGTAAACCTGTTTCAGAGAGGACAAACACCTCATCTTCCAGCGCGTAAGCATATGGGTCTGGACAAACAAACCGAAGTTCAAAGCTGCCGGCTGTCCGCAGTAGCCGCTCGCAGTCAACCGCTTCCGAAAGCCGCGCCATGAAATATCGGTCGGGCAAATCATCGAGAACAAGTTGTTTAAGCCCGTTTTCCGGATTCAACCACTCTGCAACATTATCAAGAACCGATACAAGCTCGGCAAAACTACGCTGGGGAAGCACACTGCAGATAATTATTATGTTTCGTTCGGATATATCGCACCCAAAATCCGCAATACCAGCTTTGCCAGGCACAGTTTCAAAGGAATTGCGAAGGGCAGGGGAGACCTGCCATTTGGTAAGTCTTGCCCGTATTTTCATGCTTTGTGACGATATTCCATTGTAGATAAATCCCATATGCTTCCCTCCATTACGCTGTTATAAAACGTCCCTGCGCCCTTGAGCCGGTCTGCATCAGATTATATAACTCCTGTGAAATCTTACGGATGTCGTCTTCGCCACGTACAATCATCTGCTGCACCACGACCAGCGGGCCGGAAGCTAAACCGCTTGATCCGCTACGACCGCTTATGTTAATGTCAGGGGATATATTAAAGTCCGTCGGCACCGCATTTTGCATATCGTTTGCCACTCTGGCCATAGCCTTGTCGAATCCCTCGCCAATACCCAGTGCCATATTGCCGCCAATGCCTTCAAAAACAGTTGACGGAGATCTGATTCCGAGGAAATTCTTTACTCCATCAACAATACCGGAAAAGAAACCAGAAACCTTGTCCTTGATCCAGCTTCCGAGGCTTTTAATGCCTTCCCAGATGCCTTTTACAATGTTCTTACCGATCTCAACCACCGAAACAACCGCCTTGCCCAAACCTTCTATAATAGCCGCAATAATCTGAGGCAAAGACTTTACTAGTTCGGGAATGGCTTTTACAAGCCCGGCAGCAAGCTGTACGATAAGCGTAATTCCAAGTTCTACGATCTTAGGCAGGTTGCTTGTCACGAAATCAATGATCGACGCGATAATCCTCGGCAGGGCCTCGATAAGCTTTGGCAATGCGTTCAAGAGTCCCTGCGCCAGTCCCTCGATAATGGCAAAGGCCGCATCTAAAATTTGATCCATGTTGTTAATAAGCGTTTCGCAGATAAGGATAATAGCTTCAACGACAGCCGGGATCAGCTCCGGAAGCGCCTCCCCGATGCCGGATGCCAGCGTCACAATCATTTGCACTGCTGCTTCCACCAAAGCGGGAAGGTTGTCAATGATTCCTTGCACCAGCGCCATAACAAGCTGCAAAGCGCCTTCTGTTATCTGCGGCAGGGCGTCAATCAAAGCCTGCAGCAGCGTCATGACAATCCGCACTGCCGCGTCAATAATAACCGGCAGATTGTCCACAATAGCGCCGCCGATGGAGGTGACGATATCCAAGCCCACCTGAATGAGGTTCGGCAGGTTTTCCATCAGCATGCCCACAAGGCTTCCCACCGTATTGCCGATGACTTCGCTTATCTTTGTCCAGTCGCCATTTGCTTCAGATAATCCACGAGTAAATTCCCCAAGAAGCGCAACGCCGTCGTCGGCCAATATCTGAAGCTGGGGAAGCAGCACTGTGCCCAGCATGTTCTTGGCCGCCTCGCCGCCCGCCTTGAGCCGCTGGATGCTGTCGTCGAATTTCCCGAGAGCGTTCAGCGAATCCTCGCTCATGACCGCGCCCATGCGCTTTGCTTCCTCGGTCAGCTCCGCTATCCCTGCCGAACCCTGCGCAATCAGGGGATTGAGTTCCTGCGCGCTTTTTCCGAAAATTTGCATGGCCAGCGCGTCGCGCTCGGTTTCATTGGACACCTTGCCGAGAGCATCTATGGTTTCCCAGTATACGGCTTCGCTGTCGCGCAGATTGCCGCTCATATCTGTGACCGAAACGCCGAGCTTCCGGTAAGCGTCCGCAACCTCGCCGGTGCCTTTCCGTGCGGAAGACATGGATCTGACGTTCCTTGCCATGCTGCCGGTTAAGGTGTCCAAGGACACATCCACAAGCTCCGCCGCGTACTTGTACGCCTGCAGGCTGTCGGTGGACATGCCGGTTACGGTTGAAGCGGTTAGAATTTCATCGGCATAGGCAGCGGAATTTACCGACATATCCACCAGCGCCTTGCCCGCGCCTACTGCCGCCGTACCTATCGCCGCCATAGCCGCGCCCATGGCCACGCCGATTCCTTTCAAAACGCCGCCCAGTTTCTCAAAGCGCCCGCCCGCGTCATCCGCCTGTTCCGCGGCTTTTTTAATCTCGCTGCCGAATTCGTCCGCCTGTTTTTCAGCTTCGTTAAACTCTTTTCCCGCATTGTCCAGCGCTTTGTTGTTTACCTCCAGCTCGCGCTCCATTTTGTTCAGTTCAGCTTTGGCATTATTAAGCTGTATTTGCCACGACTGAGTACGCCGGTCGGTTTCTCCGAAAGAGGAGGCGGCATTGGCAAGCGCTTTCTCCAAAGTAGCTATTTTTTCTTTCTGCAATTCGATCTCTTTGTTAAGCACCTTGTTTCTTGCTGTAACAGCTTCAATTGACTTATCCTGCTTGTCAAACTGAGATGCGACCAGGTTCATTTCGCTGCCCAGCACCTTGAAGCTTTGATTGATTTCCCGAATGGCGTTTTTAAATTCCTTTTCGCCTTCAATCCCGATCTTCAAGCCAAAATTGTCTGCCACATAACCGCCTCCTTTCCTGCAAAATCTTTAAATTCCATAAGGTATCACATCATCAATAGTCAGCATACGCTTCGGTTTAGCCAGCCCTAAAAACTGCTTATGACACTCCCATAAGTCGAGTAGGTACCCAATGGGCATGAGCCATACTTCTTCCTCTGTACGGTTTAGCTGAACTGTGCCGTAATACAAAAGCCGAGTGAACAATTCCTCATCGCTCACTCGGCCGGTGTGTTTTTTAAGTCATCTTCACTTTCAACGTTTCTTTTGGTACCTTTGAACATCGCTTCCATGATTGCGTCTTTGTATGCCGCCAGCTCCAGCGGGGATGTAAGAAGCTCCACCGCCTCCTCTGTCAGAAGCTCCCGCTTATCCTTATTTTTCAGGTTGTGTATCAGAATGCTCTGGTTGGCCAGCAGCGTAATCAGCCATACCACTTCGTCCAGCGCCATTTCAAAGTTCTCTGTTTTCATCAGCTTGGCGCCGAGATTCTCAAGTCCGCCGTACCTTTTAGCGATTTCTTTTGTCGCCTTGGTGGTTAGAATAAGCTGATATTCCTCGCCGCCGATGTTGATGCTTGAGCTTCTATCCGTATCCTCCATTATTCGCCGCCTCCTCCCACGGCGAAGATAGGTTCATATACCTGCGTATACCAGCCGGTAATGGTTTCAGGCAATACACCGGGATCGTCCTCGCTGACTTCTGCCTTCCAAGGATGCTTACCTTGGCCATCCGGTTTGTTACGTCTCATGACTGTCCCTTCAATGGTGGGTGTCGAAAAGGTAATACTATCACCTTTCGTCTGTAGATTTGTCGCCGGGATGCCGAATTTTACCCTGTACAGCCAGAAGTACCTGTACTTACCGTTAGCTTTCTTGGCTCTGAAACCGATTGCCACAGGAGCGCCTCCATCCTCGCTGGCTGAAATCAGCACCTTGTTGTCGTCAAGGGTGGCTCCCGTCAAAACCTCTGCAGCGGCAACTCCAATGTCCGCAACACCAAGAGTCATGGTGCCGCTTTGAAATTCCTTGACCACTTCTGCCGCTCCGTCATCGGCATAAAGCGTCGCCTCGGCCAACTCCACCGAAAGCTCCGCCGTAATCGCCTTAGCCAGCGGAACAGGCGTGTCATAGGTTTCTTCTCCGTTTTCATTCTCGGTTATTTTGGCATAATATAACCTGTCCAGTCCGATTGTGGCCATGCCTCTCATTCCTCCTTTACTTCATATTCTTTTGCCACATCAATGGCATAGTGGTGATAGCCGGTATCGTCCTCATGGCCTATATATCGCCTATCGGTAATGGTAAAGCCCGCTTGAAGCAATGTGTTAACTATCTGGTTTTTGCGGGCAGTGTAGTTTCCCTTTATAAATAAAGACAACCGTACCTCCTGGGTTTCAGCCTGAGGCCGGTTGTCTGCAAAAACCTCAAATGTATCTGTCATCGGGGTAATGACAAGGTACCCATCCGGCGGTACACCGCTAAACTCTCCGGTTTCAATGGGGATGCCCAAAACATCCAATAACGAATTTAATTCTGACAATATGCTCATATACGACCCAACTCCTGTTCCAGTCTTGATTTCATTGCTTCGATGCAAGACTTCCTCGAAGCCGATTTTCCAGGCTTCAGAAAAGGTCTTGGAGGCTGCCCGGACTTGCCGTATTCGATAATATTAGCGATTTTTGCGTTGCTTTCCCCGTCTTTTCTTGGCTCCGAAAAGCCGATTTTAATATTGTGGTTTCCATCCCTATCCTGCTTGGTAGGAGAGAGTCCCAGAGCATTTACCAGTTCACCGGTTGCTCTGGACGGATATTTAGTACCGCTTCCGATAACTGTATTTGTCAAGTGAAAAATGGACCTTTTTATAATTAAATTTTACCCCCCTTAAAGATGACATTAGTGTAAATAATTAACATTAACATGTTCCTTTCACATAGGGAAAAAACTTTTTCAAGAATCC